TAGACCATATAGAAAGGCTTCTTATGTTCCTTGAACCACTCTCTTTCAAAATAACGATCAAGCATAGGATCGAACATTGCAAGCTCATTGACGCAATCTTCGCAATAAGTATCATAATCGTAATCATCATCACTGAAAAACATTTGGTAGCTTGTGTCGTGATCGATTCTTTCTCCGCAGTTTGCGCACTCCCAATCATCGTAATCTTCTTCTTCATTACTATCTTCTAAATCATGATAACATACTTCTTCGTCTTCATCAAGTCCATAGAATGTTACTCTTCCTTCTGGGACTTCCGATGGAGCAAGACTTTTCGGAATAAGTATATAAGAAGAATTGTCCATGTATATCTTTACATTGAGCCGATCTGGTTTTGAAGAAAGATAGCTGTAATATCCGCCACCGTCATGACTTTCTACAAGAATCTTTGTCTCCAACGCCATGTGAGTATCATAATCTTTGGAATATTCATAAACCTTCCAATTATCTTTTTCATCTTCGAATATGTTTTCGATTATCCAGCGACTTACTGCTTGTTGATATGTTACAGGAAAAGTTCCATAAGATTTCAGGCAAAGAATCTCAGGTACCTTTACTATCTTCTCTTTTTCTCCGCTTCTATCTTTTCTATACGGAATCACGACCCACTTTCTACCAATTATTCTTGTCATATCAGAGTTCGTGATCATTGCCATCATTATACTAATACTAGTACTGAATTCGTAAGGCACTAAATGGTAACATCCATCTGGACTAAAACATGAATTCCAGCTTACAAAGTCTTTATCCGAGCAAAGTCTGAACCATTCTGGATCAATAGTAAGAAACAATCTTCCGGACGTATCTCCAATACTTTGAACATACTTCTTATAAGAATCTGGCATCATTAGTTCTTGGAGAATTGCTCTCTTCTTAACTCGAGTCTTATCATTGAAGACGAAATAATTCGGATCAGAATTATCGACTTTATTATGTTCTGTAATATGTCTTCCCAGGGCATCCATAAGAAATTCATCGTTTCTATCTTTCAGATTTACATAATCAGTTATTTCAATTGTGTATAACGATTCTGAAAAGACATTGTTCAGGTAAGCTATCTTCTCTTCTTTAATAGCTTGGAAACTTCTTTCGTAGCTCATTGTATACCTCCATACTACTCTCATAACGGTCTATTGATTGAATGTAATTTGGATTCTCTATGATATAGAATAACTTCGATAACGATTCTCTCATTCTTTCTCTTCCCAGGTTGTTGATGAATACTTCTATTTCATCGTCTTCTGGTACATCCTTTCGATACAATAAATCCTTAAATCTTCTAAGTCTTTCGAGAATTATACTAATCGAAGCGCTTTCCATTAACTTCACGCTATCGTTTTTGTCTTCATCTTCACTGCTCTCATTATAGCAAGGAACCCAGTTATAGTTGATATAGGAAAAGAAAGAAACATTTTCCTTATCCTTTATTATGAAGTCATCAAGATCGTATTGTCCTTCATCATCGATAACATGAAAAATATATTCCGATGGAAAGAGATCTATTTTGCTATAGTGCTCCAGAGATGGTCGTAGAGCAATGAATACATTCACGAAGTTTCTTATATCCACAAGCGTATCAAACACATGAATATATCCGTATTCTATGTTGATACCATTGTAGTTAAGTGTTCTTTTATCGAAGTTGATAATATCGACTAAATTTTCTTTGTTGCTTAGCTTATAAAGCAATACCTTGTATTCATTCTTATCTGTATATTTCCTGCCATTCGGAACAAATATTACCTGTCGATTCCTATCCTGATTCACAGCGTCTTTCGCTGTTGGTATCTTAAACATTGTTTCCTCCTTATCTTTGTTCTTGTAAGCTTATTTTTTTAATTGAAAATACTGGCTCTATGCTTATTACAATTGACTTTTTTAATTCTTCATCGAACCAGATTGATGAGAATTCATATTCGAAACTGGGAAGTCCATATTCTCGTATAAGATTCCAGTAGGAATTCAAGAACATCGCTTCCTTCTCTCTATTGTCTCTATACTTCGGCAGTATCTCTACAACACTTACTCGCTTTTGATAGTAATATACTTTCACGGTTTCTTTTGGAGACGAGTAAGTTTCTTCTTCCTTTCTTCTCTTGGCGATAAGAGTCATTCCGTTCTTCTTCATATACTTATGCACCGAAGAGATACTACTTCCAAGCTCGCAACTTGGAAGCGTATCTTCTCGGAAATAGAAATATATTGACGGAATAAGAAGTGTAACGCCGATAATAGTGGCAATTACATAATTCTTCTTCACTGTTTCTCCTTCGTGAACACTTTTACTTTTGCATACTTTTCTTCGACATTGTAAAAAATTACTAGACAATCTTCGTCTTCCCTATCTCTTCCTTGGAAAGAACGAAAGTCTTCTTCTTTTCCTTCGACTAACCATTTAGTTATATTGGGAAACTCGGTAACTATCCATGGTACTACGGAAATACCGAGACGTTCATATAATTCGACGGTTTCTTCAATCTCTTCAGGTGATCTTCTTGTGAGATCGAAAACTTTTTGTTTCTCTTTGTCAAATCCAATGAGAACACTCCAATCAATGCTTACCGGAATGTAACCACAATCTTTTATTATCTCTTCTGCTTCTTTCGTGGTTACTTTCTTGGGAGCAGCGAATTCGTTTTCTCTATAGACAAGTGTTCCATTTCCACTTGCATAGAAAAACGGCTGATAATAGTTCTGTGGTTCTGAAGTAAGTGGCTTCAGATAGATTGCTGAATACTTTTTCATCATTTCTCCTTTGCTTTTATAAGATTTCTTATATCTTTTCTTTTTTCGTTTGTCGTCTTTCCTTTCCAGAAGCTATCGATCTCCTTATCTGGAACTATTTTAATCAGGCTTCCGTCTTCGATATCGAATTGAAGCAGTACGAAATGTCTTCCATTTCTCAGACGAGTATACCACCATTTCCACATCCCAATGCATACAAAACATAGTCTTCCTTCGTCGATATAGTAAGATTCTGCTTCATCCCATAGGCGCCTTTTGTTTTCGATATAGGCGATATATGGAGAAAGATGCCACCTTCCATAACAATCCCTATACGCCTCGCAGCTGAACAAGCCGAACTTTCCAATTGCTTCGATTAAATCTTCTGCAATTGGAAACTTGGAAGATAAAGCATGAAGTTTTTCAACAATCTTCTTCTTCGCTTCTTTCTTCGTTGTTTTCATTGTTTCTCCTTTGCTTATTTAATTCAGATTAAAAAAAATAAATTGGGCACTTTGGTAAGCCCTCGATGAGCCTTTACTGCTCTCATCTAGCAGCCTGGCATACAGCTGAAGAGACGCTGCCCAGGAAGCGAATACCTGCTTTGAAACGGTTCATGAAACAAAGCAGCACGTATTCGCAAAAAATCGCCAATCGGAGGATAAACATAAGGAAGCGAATGAGCATATCCGGTGACTTCGATGTAAAAGCAACAGCTCATTCGCACACCGGCGATAAGCCAATAGGTGTAAACAATTCGGAACACAGCCAGGCAGTTGTTTCCGTGAATTTACCTAATGCTTGAGTCTTTCCGGACATCAGGCTTCTTCGCTTCCAAAACAATCAAGCAAACGGAACTTCTGCAGCTGGAACCGGTTTGCTTGGGAACGGTTCCAACGGCTGTGAAGCGGGAAACTCCCATTTCACTGTGCCAAGGACGGATTCACTGACGAAACTTCCGTCAGCTTTCTTGGCACGACTCCAACCAAATGGAGTCATGTCAATGTCTTTGGCAATCCAAATCTCGGCTCTTGCGAATTTGCCGAGCTGCGGATCGTTAAGCAATTCCTCGCTGATTGGAACGTTCAACGGATCGAACGCACGAATAACCGGTTCTTCTTTCCGGCTGGTCGTGCGGTACAATCTAATTGTTGCACACATTTTCGTTACCTCCACGTAACTATTTCGCAAGCGGAAACAAAACTGCTTACGATACAAATTTTAGAATTCGGGGAGAAATTGGCAAAACAGCTGCTTTGCTTGTCTTTTTCGAAAACGGAACGGAGCGAAACAAAACGTCTCACTCCATTCCGAACGAATCAAAGATAAACATCAATCGGATCATAGCCTCTTGCAAGACTACGAATTTGTCGAAAAGCGAAGGGAAAGACGAGTCCTTTACGTAGTCTATTGCAGAACGACTTCGGAGCTATTTCTTCTTCTCTATTCTCTAGTCGAAGATAGACTATTACTGAAGTCGTATCTTACAGCGTAAGCAGACTACTACTATTGCTACTACAGCAGCGTATACTCTATATACGTAAGCAGTGAGAAGACTACTACTAGATTCGCTATTACTCTCTCTAGTCTACCGCGAGAAGAAGTAGAGAGAACAGAGAAAGAAAGAGTATATACTACGTATATACTCCAAAGAAAGAGAAAGAGAGAAGAAGAGTCTCTCTAGTTAGAAACAGAGAGAAGACTACTATTCCAGTGGAGAAGAAGAGACTTATTCGCTTTCTCTAAGAAACAGTCTTCTCTATTTGAGAAGAATACGAATAAGCCTTCTCTCTATAGTCGTAGAAAGAAGACTACTGAAGTCGGTAGAAAGAAGTCGTCTTTTCCGGAGTAGTAAGAAGACTTCTTCCGAAGTGAAAAGAAGTCGAGTAAGCCTTCTCTCTCTTCGAACAGTCGGAAAGCATAGAGAGTCGCTGGAATACTCTGGAGTCGTATCTATACGACTCCTACGACTCCAGCGTTTCTTTTCTTTTTTTTAAAATACAAAATGCTTTTTTTTCTTTTCTTTGCTTACTACGTAAGACGAAGCTTTTTTAAGCTTAAGCTTAAAAAGCCCGCTTCATTTCGTTGTTTTCAATTGTAGCGAAAAAAGAGGCACTTCCTGAGCAATTGAAAGCGAAGTGGAGTATTCATACCAGTCGGGGTACGATTGTTCCCAGGAGATACCTTAAATCTCCGAAAAACATACTTCTCTCTCGGGGATGACATCTCTTTTCGAAGAAGTCGAAAAAGTATTCTTCTCTCCGGAGAGAGCAACAGGCTTATTCGCTTCAATAAAAGAAATCTTCCAAAAACGAAAGAATAAGCCCCTCTGGAGCAAATAGAATAAAAATAGTGTATTCATACTGCTCCCACTCCGATTGTGCACGAGAGCTATCTCATTTTTCGTTTTTTGGCATATTCCACTGCTTCTTCGGAACGATTAAAAAAAAGAAGAGCAGGTGCGCCTCCCACGCACCCACTCTCTAAGAGGTTAACGACAACTGGGAATTGTCGGGGTCAGCCGATACCAGCCAACCCCGACACCAAGAGACAACTCCGAAGCCTTACTTAGAAGTCGGCTTCTGGAGCGACAACCCTCCGGTCTGGAAACGCCCAAAGGACATTTCCATACACGGAAGGAGTCTCGATGACCTGAACCCAGCCATATTGACTGAGATCAGTGTCCGGGCTAACCCACACTTCCAGGTATTTGAACCCGGAAGCATGCATCGCTTCTACATCTACAGGCTTACTTAAGTCTCTACTTCTCAGAGTAGGCTTTTCAGCAGGATCTGCAGACGTATAGCACCGTATCGTTACCTGAGCCATGGTAACCTCCTTTCCAGCGATTTCAGAATCCGGAAGCAATTGCTCAACCAGCGATGCCAACGCAGGTCAACCGCATTGGCAAAAGCGATCCGCCTTCGACCTGGGTATGCTCTGGGTTATTTCATCTTCTCAAAGTGTGGAATATGTTTTGAGAATCCGATCAACTTCTTTCCGAATCTCCCGAAGCGTATCCACAAGGAACTTATTCGCCTTTCCTAAAAATTTTTCTTGACAAATTCCAGAATTCGTTTAATTTATGAATCATGATTATGGAACGACGTGTCTCACACCGCCACCTTTTCGGTGGTCAGACTATTACCTGGCAAGCTTTTGACGAAGAAGAAGCGAAAAAGCGTGGGATTTCCTATTCCTACTGGAAGGATATCCACTATTCCCAGGAAACTGCAGAGAAAGTGCCCTTTTTTGTCCTTTCCGATGACGGAATCGTGGTTCCCATCTACTCCATTTCCTTCATTCGCTCCGGAATCGTCCTCAGAAGCGCTTTTGGAGAGTTTCATCTCCCCAATAGTGGGTCTCGGTACTATCATGACCGAGCAAAAATGCTCGTTCTTACCGAAAATCGCTCTCAAACCGAGGATTATATCAATTATAAGTCCACTCCTGGGGCACTTTTACGGGGAGCAGTAGTAAGAATGGCGGCAAATGGTCTCGATGTGGGAGAAATTGTCAAAATTTTGTGCGTTTCTCCGAAAAGTCAGCGAGCGACAAAGATAAAACAGTTCTATAAAAGCGAGGAGTGTACCAGAATGGTAAGAGAAGAAGTCAGAAAAATACTAGAAAACTGTGGAGTTACCGAAGAAGCGGTAGTAAAAATGCTTCTGGAGGCAAGAGAAGTTGCATTGGAGAAGAAAGATGCTGCCAATATGCTTCGGGCTGCAGAAAACTTTGTGGATATGTATGGAATGAAAGAAAAAGATCGACAAACTGACACTCGAACTTTCGAAGTGGAGTCCGAAGTGGAAGACCTAAAGAAGCTGGAGAAAGTCTCCGATCGTCTTAAACTTACTCAAAAGGAGGAGAAAGATGGCAAAGAAATCTAATTGGATTGCCAAAGCTGCAAAAAGCATTTCCGAGAAGGGAACGGAAGGTGCTTTCACTGCGCAGGCGCATGCCGCTGGATATAACGATGTTCTTGCTTATGCCAGACATGTTTTGGCGAATAAGTCTCGTTATGATACAAGAACTATAAGACGAGCAGTATTTGCTCTCAATGCGAACAAATGATACCTGATTTCTCTCTGATTCTGAAGGAATTGAAGAAAGAGTTTCCCGAAGCAACCGACTTCGAGATATTGAAGATGGCGATGCGGATTTCTATTCCCATCTTTGCCACCACTTGTCTTCCCAGGTCGGTACCCTTGACAATGCCGGAGGTACACTTTGAAATCTACGATCTCCTTCAGGATAGAGAAACGAAGAAGTTGGCGATTGCACTGCCGAGAGGAATGGCGAAGAGTACGATTGCCTCGTTTATCTACATCCTTTGGGAAGTCCTCCATAAGTCCCCAGGCAAGGACTTATTCGTTGTTCTTATCTCCGAGTCCCGCAGTCAGTCAATTAACTTTCTTACCCGAATTAAGAATACTTTGGATCACAATAGGAAAATTCGGAAATACTTCGGAGACCTCGGTTCCAACACTGCGGAACGCTGGAGAGAAGATGATATTATTCTTGCCAATGGGGCTCGGGTTCTTTCTCTTGGTACTGGTCAGAAAGTACGGGGATTGATCAAAGATGACACTCGTGCGAATATTATTGTTCTTGATGACTTCGAATCCGAAATGAATGCCAATACTGCAGAATCTCGTGCTTCCAACCGAAAGTGGATTACGGAAGCTGTGATTCCTTCTCTTTCTCAGCCGGATGGAAGAATAATCGTAATTGGTACCACTATTTCTGAAGATTGTTTCCTTCAGTGGGTGAAGGATGCTCCGGATTGGAAAGTAATCTGGAAATCGATTATTGATGACGATGGGAAGAGTATCTGGGAAGAAATGTATCCGATGGAAAAGATCGAAGAAATCCGACAAGGTTTCGAACACATGGGCAATATTTCTGGATTCTTTCAAGAATATATGAATGAACCCCAAGCTCCAGAAGATGCACCTTTCCGACCGGAATATATTCATACCTATGAGGGAAAGATTGAAGAAGTAAACGGAGAATGGTATATTGACTATTTGGGAGAAAAACGATTAGTATATCTGTTCATGGGTATTGACTTGGCTTCGGCTCTTTCTCGGCATAGTGACTATACTGTGATGACCACCATTGGTATTGATGCCGATGGATACCAATTTGTTGTAGATATGGTAAGAAGAAAATGTAATCCTGCAGAGCATCCACAGATGATTATTGACCTCTACAAGAAGTGGCACCATCGTGGTGTATATATTGAGTCGCAATCCTATCAAGAAGCGTGTCGGCAGGCGGTAAGACAGATGATGTTGAAGGAAAATATCTATATTCCTGGAATTGAAAAGAAAATCACACATCGGACGAATAAGTCTCAGCGATTGATTGGTCTCGTACCGATAATGGCTCAGGGAAAACTTATTTTTCGACAAGCCCTCGATATAGAAGCAGAAAGGGAATTCTTGGCATTCCCCAGAGGAAAACATGACGATATACTTGACAGTATTTGGATGGCGACAAACTTTGGTTTCAGACCTCCGAAAAGAAAAAATAGCAATGTTTCGGAGCAGAATGTTGCGAAGAATGGAGGTCGGTTGAGTTGGATGGTAGTATGAAGAAGAAAGAAGAAGATATCGATGCCGAAGGTATTGCCCGATGCATCGTTTGGACAAATAGAGTGGGAGCTGTGGTGAAAGAGTTGAAAGAACACGGTATCTCTGCCACAGACAACACAGAACTTATTCGCTTCATAATAGAGAAAGCGTTTCCAGGAGAAGAAGAACTCCTTCCTGGAAGCTCTGCAATTGGCTTCATAGGCGAAACGACAGACCTATTTGAAGAAGATGTAATATCTGGGAGAACAAAGTGAAGAAAAAGAAAAATGTATTAAACTCAAAAGATACGGAATATGCCGAAGAAACTCAGGAACTGTTTGCGAAGTTCAGTTCTGGAAATAGAACTATTTGGGCAAATCAGGCAGTCGAGGACAGAGAGTTTCGCTATGGAAAACAATGGTCTGAAGAGGATGTTAAGATACTTGAATCTCGTTCTCAAGCGGCTCTTGTTATCAATCGTATTCATCCTGCAGTAGAGTTGGCAAAAGGTATTCTTACTTCCAGTCATCCAACTTTTCGAGTAACTGCTGCAGAAGATTCAGACAATCAAACAGCGGGAGCAATGAATGGACTTATTCAGTATATTTGGAATATTTCGCAAGGTGACAGACAACTCTCCAAAGCAATAGATGACTTTTATGTCACGGGAATGGGCGTTCTACTTGTGTATATCGATCCTTATGCCGATGGTGGAAGAGGTGAAGTGAAATTCAAAGCAATCGATCCTCTTCAAGTATATATTGACCCGAATTCTCAAGATGAATTCTGTAGTGATGCATCTGATATTATCATCAGCCGCACTTACACCAAGGGGCAACTTCAGCGTTTGTACCCATCCTACACTGAAGCAATCGATACGGCAAGTGGAAACAGTTTTCGCAGTGATATGATCAACACTGGGAATAAGGGTGATAATCTTATCGTATTTGCCGGAGTTGAGAATCCGGATCTCTTCGATGGTGAATACATCCGTGGTTATGAGCGTTATACCAAGGTCTGGGTAGAATTGGTTCGAGTATTCGAAAGCTGGAGCAGGGCAGAGTATACTCTTACCCCTGAGAAGTTTGAAGAATACCTCCAGCGCCCAGTTTGGATTATTAACGGAAACATAACTACCGAAGAAGTTCTTGCTCGTCAGGCAGCAGAACGTCTTATGGCAGAGTATGAAAAGGCTCTTGCCCAATATCAGCAACTCATCCAAGTTGCTCAGCAAAATCCAGAATATGCACAAGCCATTGCGGAGCAGGGGATGCAACCCCCTCAACCTCCACAAATTCAGCAAGTCACAATGCTGGAACTTGCGGAGCAAGGATTGATTACTGCGGTAAAGGTGCCTATGCAACGGATTCAGATGGGTTTCGTTGCCGGAGACAAGACCCTTTACCGACGCTTGCTCAATTGTGAAGAGTATCCGATAATCCCGTTGATGAATATGCATACCGGTTCACCATACCCTCTGTCCGATGTCAGGCTGGTGAAAGATATGCAGAAATATATCAACAAGATTCGGTCTCTGATTGTTGCGCATGCGTCCACTTCCACAAACGTGAAAGTACTTGTTCCAAGAGGAACTGATGTGGAAGCCCTAAAAGAACAATGGGCTCAACCCGGAGCAATAATCGAACTTGACTTCACTGAAGGTCAGCCCGTTCCCGTAGCTCCACTACCAATGCCCAATGAACTCTATCAGAATGAGATCATGGCGAAACAGGATATCGACCACGAACTTGGTCTGTTTGAGAACATGATGGGAAGTCCTCAGGCGGCACCAGATACGTATCGTGGAATAATGATGCTCGATGAGTTTGGGCAGAGACGAATCAAAGTAAAGCAAGCTGTTATTGAACAAGCACTTACTCTTCTGGGAAAAGTTATTATTAGCTTCGTTCAAGAATTCTACATTGCGGAGAAGATGATTCGGATATTGCAGCCAAACAACTCTCTCTCTGAATTCGCTATCAATAAGCGTCTCTATGACGATTATGGAAAACAGGTAAGCGTAATGAACGATGTAAGCGTAGGAAAGTATGACCTAATGGTTATTCCTGGTTCTACACTTCCAGCCAATCGTTATGCTCAGTTAGAATTCTATAGAGACATGTATCGAGACCAAATCATTGACAGAGTAGAAGTACTTAAGAAAACAGATGTATTTGATATTGAAGGAGTTCTGAGTCGTATTGACACCATTGAACAACTTCAGCAAGCACTACAACAAGCACAAGAAAAAATCAAAGAGCTTGAAGGAGACCTTCAAACTCGAGAACGAGAACTTTTCCATTCACGTCTTGATCAAGCTGTATCAACTGAACGAATGAAGTTGCGTGAAACCGCACTTGAACAGAGGAAGGCGGAAGAACTATACAGTGCAAGATTAAATGATACGCTCAGAAATGCCGGCAATGCCGCTGCCCTGGAAACACAAAGAATGATGGTGGAAGAACAAACTCGTCGAAATTCCCAAAAGGAGGAATAATGCTACAACCACAATATGACATGTTCGGAGTACCCATTGATGACTCTTGGGAAGATGATACAAACTCGGCTTCCTTTGGAACACCCGAAAAAAAGGACGAGAATGCTACGCAGCCCTCGGATAACGATCAGGTTCGTTACCAATATTGGCAGTCGCAGTTTGATCAAGCCCAGAATCAGTACAAAAAGCTTCAGGAAGAGAATGAAGCATTGAAACAACAGCTGAACAGTATTCAGCAGCAACTTGCTAATACTGCTTCACAGCAAACCCAAAACCAAACACAAGAAGAAGACGAAGAATTTCCTGATCCACCGCCTGCACCTGTAAGACCATTTAACTTCAGCCAGGTGGAAGCATATAGTGATCCAAACTCGGATTCTGCAAAGTATATGGCTGCACTCATTGATTACAACACCAGAATGAATCAGTATAATGCACTGAAAAATGAGTGGCTCCAAGCAAAACAGCAGGAACGACTGGAAGCCTTGCAAAGAGAACAGGAAGCGAAAATTGGACAATTGAGAAGTGCCAACGAAGTGAAGACAGCTTTGGATAGCGTGATTAGTACGGTTATGAACAATTATGGAGTAGATTACAATACCGCTATGGACTTTGTTCAGACAATGTCGGACGATAAGTCTGTGACGCTTGATAATCTCTTTCAGCTGTATCAGTTGCAGAAGGCACAGATGCAACAGCAAAGTGGAACAACTCCAGCTCCAACCGTTCCAAGACCTATGTACTCTCCGCCTCCAAATCCAGGAGCTCAGTACAATCCCTATGGAGCAAATGTTCCTTCTCCGGATTTTCTGCAAAGACAGAGAGCGCAAAGCATACCACCCACAATGGGAGTGCATAACGCTCAGTCCGAAGGAGCAACTGACCCAACACTTGAACTTATTCGTCAAGCAATTGCACTGAGCAACAAGAATACTCAATATTGAAAATAGGAGAAATGAAAAATGGCTACTAACTTTTACACAACTTCACAAGGCGGAACTTATACTCAAACTACTGTTCCTCCTGTGAATATAAGTCTCGACAATCTGCGTCGGACTTTCGATCTGAGTGGAGAGATTGCAGAACTGCGACCGCAGGAATCTCCCTTCTTCTCTTATCTTACACGGCTTCGGAAGATTGCAACTCCCGACCCTGTATTCAAAATGATGGAACAACGTCACCAGTGGCAACGGAGAAACTTCTATGTTTCTACTGGAGCAACATTAGCTTATAACAGTGTTACTGATCTGCAAGTATCTTGTAAGTATGATTCTCGTGGAAAGACCACCACAGAAGCCCAAGCACCAATATTTTTCGTCCAAGGGCAGATAGTGGCGATTGAAAATGTTACCAATGGTTCTAACACTGGAACATTCTACGGAAGAGTTTCTTCGGCTACAACTGGTAGTGGATTTACCAAAGTTACTATGACTCCATTGTTTATCCTTACTGCAACCAGTAAAGCTGCCATTACCTCCGGAAATGTAGTTTTTCCAGTTAATGCTCGTGGACAGATTGTGGGAACAGCATATCCTGAAGCTTCTGGAGCCCCAGATAGTTGGTATGATTTTCTAAGTCAGACCGAAGGATATGCTCAAATATTCAAAACTGCCTGCCCGATGATGTCTGGTTCTGCAATGGCTACTGAATATCGGGGAAAGAAAAATGAATTCATGCGAATTTGGGATGAGAAACTGCGTGAGCATAAGATGGATATGGAACATGCCTTCCTGTTCGGAGTGGGAAACGTAAATGTAACTACTGGAGCATTAGTCGCAGAAACAAACGCCGCTGTAAAAAGATATACTTGGGGAATCCTTCCCTTTGTTTCTCTGTATGGTAATGTTGCTACATTCAGTTATTCCAATAGTGGATATAATAACTTCGTAGACTGGTCAAGAGATATGTTCGCTCCGGAAAATGGAAACAGTGGAAGCAAACTGATTTTGGCTTCTCGGAAACTAATCTCTTGGTTCAACAAACTGGGGAATGGAACATTCTTGGGCAATACTCTTGCTGGTGGTTCCGCTCAGTTGGATATTCAAAATGTCAAATCTCAATTTGGTTTCAA